TTTGAGTGAAGTGAGAGAGACAGAGTCAATGGTGATGCGGGATAGAGTGATTGGACTGGCTGAAGTGACACATATAGTAAGCGTTGTGTGGCAGTGGTCTCGCGCACGAGGCTTGAATGCATGACGATATCGACGAACCATGCCCTCCGATTTAACATAATCTACGTTATGCGCCACGGACATTTCAGTATTCATGCGGGTTCCAGCCTGTCAGTCGCATCGTTCGACCATCGATCGACCGCGATCGACACCCGGTCACAAACGAAAATCGGACCGACCCTGTCCCCGCCAGAAGCCGCGCCGATATAGAGCGTATAACTCACCTGTACAGGAGTGTCTTACATTGACTGAGATTCACATTCCATATAGCCCAAGGCCATTGCAGAGAAAGCTTCATGACGCTCTTCGCGATAAACGATGGGGTGTCGTAGTGTGTCATCGTCGATTTGGCAAAACGGTCATGGCGATTAACCATTTGCTCCGTGACGCGATTCTGACTGACAAGACGAACCCCAGGTATGCGTACATTGCTCCGACTTACAGGCAGGCTAAGAACGTGGCCTGGGACTATTTAAAGCAGTTTGGGGGCGCGATCCCTATGGCGAGGTTTCATGAGACCGAATTACGTTGCGATCTTCCAAATGGCGCTCGCATTCAGTTGCTTGGCGCAGAGAACCCGGATTCGTTGCGCGGCATTTACCTTGACGGAGCCGTGCTCGACGAAATGGCAGACATGCCTGAGTCCTTGTTTCCGGAAATTATTAGACCTGCGTTATCAGATCGTAAGGGGTGGTCCGTCTTCATTGGGACGCCCCGTGGTCATAATGCGTTCTTTGAATTGTATGAAGCCGCTACTGGACAGCAGGATTGGTTCACGCAGGTATACAAGGCCAGCGAGACTGGCATCCTGGACGAAGAGGAATTGTCAGCCGCTCAAGCGATGATGTCGAATGATCAGTTCCAGCAAGAGTTTGAATGCTCTTGGGTTGCAAACGTCCCCGGTGCCATTTTCGGGAAAGAGTTACAGGAATCTCAGGAAAAGGGGCGCATCACTGAGATACCTTACGATGAGGGTTACCGGGTTGATACCTGGTGGGATTTGGGTGTAGGCGATTCGACAGCGGTCTGGTTTACCCAGTCGATTGGTCGAGCTATCTACGTGATTGATTTCTACGAGAACCGGAATGAGGGCTTGCCGCATTATGCCGGGGTGCTTCAGCAGAAGGGGTATCTCTACGGGACTCACAATGCCCCGCATGATATTGAGGTCAGGGAGCTTGGTTCCGGAAAGTCCAGGCGAGAGATCGCTTACGACCTTGGTATTAACTTCCGGGTTGTTCCGAAGTTGCCATTGGAGGATGGAATCCACGCGGCGCAGTTGTTGCTGGCTCGGTGCTCATTCGATCGATCTAAATGCAAGGAAGGCCTGGAGTGTTTACGGCACTACCACCGGGCGTACAATGAGAAGGCGAGATCGTTCCGGGCAACCCCGGTGCATGATTGGAGTTCTCACGGCGCGGATGCGTTTAGGTATCTTGCCGTAGGGTTGCGAGAAAGTAGACAATACGAGCGTCCGCCGCAAATGATTGCGGACTCAAACTATAATCCACTAGGAGTTAGTCTGTAATGGGTAAGATTATTAACCAGATTGGCCGCGAAGTCGGCAAGCTGTTCGGGATGGACATGAGCGTCCCCGAGCTTCCTCCCCCACCTCCAGCGCCGCCGGTCACGCCAAGAGAGGCAATTGACCCGGCAAAATCTGTCAGCGCAAGCACCAAAAAGAAAGCCGCCGCAAGACAGAGTAAGGGCGGAACGATCCGAACCTCGACGCGTGGGGTGACTGACGCGGAAGCAGTTGTTTACAAATCGTTGTTATCGGGAAGCAATAGCGAGAAATGATTCGTCCTCTCTTGCGGGCTGATGAGTATGAGGCTGATAGGCTCTATGACCTAATGGTTGATATGGACTATCCGCATATTAAAGACCATGAGGACAAGCTGGACTACGCAGTGATGTTTCGGTGCATGAATGAAGATGCGACAGCCGGGTACTTTTGGTTTTATCGCCTAGAAGAGTTTCCTGACAAATACGCCATGCATGCGATTGTCAAGCCAGAATACCAGTCCCGGTTTTTTTCGCGTACACTCTTGACAACGGTCTTCAATCTATTATGGGCTGTTGGAGCAAGTAAGATTGTAGTCGAGTATGACTACCAAGATTTAGCAATTCGGCTGGGTGGATCAGAGACTGACCTTGGTGTCGAGATCGACTTACCGTTTAAATGGAGATCAAGACATGTCAAGAGTAGTTCGTAGAATAGTTAGGAACCCTGTAAAGGCTATCAAAGGAGTTGTTGCGGGCGTCGGAGCGGCGGCTGGTGGTACACCTGATCAACCAGCTCCAAAAGCTGTAGAGCCAACAAAGCCAACGACACAGCCAAAGGAGGCGGTAAAGCCTAAGCCAGCGACTGGCGCAGTTACCGGTCAATCAGCGGACGCAAGGTCTCGGGCAACGCAGAGACGCGGTAGACGCTCTAATATAATGACCGGATCGCGTGGTGTAACCGGCACATCTGCTACAACTAAGAAAACACTGCTTGGAGGCTAGTCATGGATAACCCTCTTGCCCACCATATTTTGCGACAGCTAGGTTCTCTCCAGAGTCAGCGCGAAGTTTGGGAGTCCCATTGGCAAGAGATTGCTGACTACGTGGTCCCCAGGAAGGCTGATGTCACAAAGAAGAGAACGTCTGGCGACAAGCGCACTGAGTTAATCTTTGACTCGACAGCGATTCATTCGGCTGAGCTATTGTCTGCATCTCTTCACGGAATGCTAACGAACGCCTCAACCAAGTGGTTCTCTTTGAGATTCCGTGACAAGGAACTCAATAACAACGATGAAGCGAAGGAGTGGCTGGAGTCTGCAGAGGACACCATGTATTCCGCGTTTGCTCGGTCAAATTTCCAGGAACAGGTGCATGAGCTTTACCATGATCTGATTACATTTGGGACCGGCGTGATGTTTATCGCGTCTGACAAAGATCAAACACTGCGTTTCCAGACTAGGCATTGCTCTGAAGTTTACCTGTCTGAAGATGCGAATGGCCGCGTCGACACAGTGTTTCGGAAGTTTAAGATGCCTGCGAAAGCTGTGATCGAAAGATTTGGAGACGGGGTTAGCCAGAAAATTATAGACAAGGCGAAGGTGAACCCTTACGAGATGCTGACCCTGGTGCATGCGGTGTACCCTCGGTCCGACAGAGATCCAAAGTTGCTGACCTCGCAGAACAAGCCTTTCGCTTCGGTTTATATCGATCCTGAGTCTAAAGTCGTATTGAGTGAGTCCGGGTTTGATGAGTTGCCCTATGTCGCTCCGCGCTTCCTAAAGGCATCGTTTGAGATTGGGTATGGTCGGTCGCCAGCAATGACGGCGCTACCTGACATCAAAATGCTCAACAAGATGTCTGAAGTCACCATTCGTGCCGCACAAAAGCAGGTCGATCCGCCGCTAATGGTTCCGGATGACGGCTATATGTTGCCTATTCGCACGGTTCCTGGTGGCTTAAACTTCTATCGATCAGGTACTCGCGACCGCATCGAGCCTCTCAACACAGGGGCAAACACTCCGCTAGGCTTAAGCATGGAAGAGCAACGCCGTAATGCGATCCGCTCTGCGTTCTATGTTGATCAATTGACGCTGTCTCAAGGTCCGCAAATGACTGCGACGGAAGTGATCCAGCGAACAGAAGAGAAGATGCGCCTGCTTGGCCCGGTGCTTGGGCGACTGCAAGCAGAAATGCTACAGCCGATGATCCAGCGGTGCTTTGGAATTATTGCGAAGCAGAAGCTCTTCAATGTTGCGCCTGATGTTTTGCGCAACGTAGACATTGATATCGAATACGTTTCACCGATCGCTAAGGCTCAGAGACAAGGCGATGTGCGAGACGCACTGCAACTCCTTGAACTGCTGTCTCCATTAGCGCAATTAGATCAAAGCGTTATTGACTATGTTGACGCAGATGGTATGGCGAAATATTTGATGCATACTTTGTCTGTACCGGCAACGACTGTACGCGGCGAGACTGAGGTCGCACAGCGAAGGGAAGAGCGGAAGCAAATGGAACAGCAAGCAATGCAACAGCAACAAATGCTAGCTGAAGCGCAAGCGATGGGCCAGGCCGCTCCGGGAATGAAGTTGATACAAGGTGGCGCTGAGTGAAAGAGATTGAATCTCTAAAAGATAGTTATCGACTAGTCTTTGGCGCCAACGACGGGGAGCTTGTCCTCAAGGATCTGCAGTCACGATTTCACTGCAACTCTCCGTCATTTTCCCCTGATTCTCACGAAACAGCTTTCAGAGAAGGCCAGCGATCTGTCGTGCTGTTCATACAAAATATGCTGGTAAAACAATCACTTAATGTAAATTCATTAGAAGGATACGAAGACAATGTCGGATGAACAGGTAGCTGAAGTCCCTGAAGAAGGGGTAGCTCAGTCTGTCGAGGCTGAGGATTGGAGGGTAGCGATTCCGGAGGAAATCCGTAGCCATCGCTCTTTATCAACGATTCCTGATGTCGGTGCGCTCGCAAAATCTTACGTGCATGCACAGCAAATGATCGGAGCGGATAAGGTTGTCGTGCCAAGTGATGGCGCAACAGATGAGCAGTGGA